GAGGGCGGCTCAAGGCGCGACTCTTTCTGCGCAAGGATGAGTGGCATGAAGAAAAAATTGACATCCGCAAAAACAGCGAACGACCCGAACTCTAGGATCAACAAGAGCCTTAGAGCGTGGAACTGCGCTGATGGTGGGTATGTAAACTCCGCAGATGGTATAGCCCAAAAGGGTAAGACTAAAGGCAGGATGTGCTGAAATGACTGACAACCACGAAACCGCTAAACAATTTATTGATGGGCTGTCGCTCATCACGGTTGTTGGGACACTTACCGAAATGCTACCTTCAATCTCCGCCATCCTAAGTATTATTTGGGTGGGTATTCGTATTTGGGAAACCGATACGGTTCAAGGATGGTTTGGCCGCAAAGGAGGCAAAGATGCCAGCGGTGAGTGAGAAACAAAAGAAATTCATGGACGCGGTAGCCCACAACAAAGGGTTTGCCAAGAAAGTGGGTGTACCCCAGTCTGTTGGCGCTGAGTTCAGCACCAAGAGTAAGGGAATGAAATTTGGTTCTGGTGGGAAGACCAGAGCAGATCGTCAGGTAGTAAACCAGCCAAAAACCGATCATGGTGATATGGCACTTTTTAAACAAGGAGGCCATATGGCTACTAAGAAAATGAACCCGTTCGCTAAATTTGAAGCATCTGCTAAAGACAAAGCAATGGACAAAAAAGAGATGGGCATGAAAAAAGGCGGCATGAAAAAGATGGCTGCTGGCGGCATGGCTGCTTCTGGTATGGGCAGTGTCAAAACCGCAGCCCCAAGTCGTGATGGCGTAGCCTCTAAGGGCAAAACCAAGGGCACGCAAATTGTCATGGCTGGTAACAAGGGCATGAAAAAAGGCGGCATGGCTAAAGGTAAGTGCTAAGGAGCAATCATGGCTAAAGCTACTCCTCAAAGCGTAGACGATCCTACCGAATACAAAAACTACAAACCCGAAAAGGCCGGTAGTGGTATTCGTGTCGATGGCAAACCCGTAAAAGATGAACCAAGTATGGGCAGAAAAGCCGCAGGCGCGGTATTGGCTGTCCCAGCGGGGATAGCGGGCGCGGCAATTTTAGGTGCGCACCCAGACATTCCATATACCTCGGCGGCTAAATTTGGCGCAAAATCCATGTACAACGAGGTTACCAAAGACAAAGAAGGCGCAGATGCCGCCCTTAAAGAAATTGAAGCCGACGTAAAACGTAGCCAAAGTCACGAGCGCAAAAAGAATACTGGCGAACGTACTACCGCTGCTGGCGACAACTACAAAAAAGGTGGCATGACTGCTTCTAGTCGTGGCGACGGTATTGCCGTAAAAGGCAAGACCAGAGGAACTATGGTTGCATGTGGCGGTGGCTACATGAAGGGCAAAAAATGATGGCAAGTCGGGGTATGGGCGCTATACGCCCTTCCAAAATGCCTGCTGGTAAGAGAACTGCCCGCAGGGATAACACCGACTTCACACAATACGCCGAAGGCGGAAAAGTTAACGCCGCTGGCAATTACACAAAACCAAGTCTTCGCAAGAAGATTGTGTCTCAAGTAAAAGCCGCAGCAACGCAGGGCACTGGTGCAGGACAATGGTCAGCACGTAAGGCCCAACTTGTAGCCAAGAAGTACAAGGCGGCAGGTGGAGGTTACCGAGATTGAAAGCACCACAGCAGTCCTTAAAAAACTGGGGTGACCAAAAATGGAGAACCAAAAGTGGAAAACCGTCTAGTAAAACAGGTGAGCGATACCTTCCAGAAGCTGCGATCAAAAGTCTCAGCCCTGCTGAGTACGCTGCAACAACGCGTGCGAAACGCGCTGGCAAAAAAGCCGGAAAACAATTCGTAGCGCAACCAAAAACTATTGCAAAGAAAACAGCGGGGTTTAGATAATGGCTGAAAAATGGATACAAAAAGCGATCAAGAAGCCCGGAGCTTTGAAGAAGTCTTTAGGTATTAACCCGAAGAATCCAAAGAATGCGATTCCCCCAAAGTTATTAGCAAAAGCCGCCAAAGCTCCCGGCAAGATGGGTCAAAGAGCCCGTTTAGCCAAGACCCTCAAAGGTTTCAATAAGTAAAGGAAAATCATGTCTCAATTCACTCTAACTACCGAAGAAGACGCAATCGTTCTTGCCGCTCTTCGTGAAAAAGCTAATCAGTACCACATGATGTATGGTGCTGCTGACCCTACATTAGAAGCCTTGGTTGCTAAGGTTGAGGCTCAATCTCCTGCGGTAGCTCCTGTAGTGGAAGCTGTTGTTGAAGAGGCTCCAGCCCCTAAAGCCCGCAAAGCCAAAGCATCTACTTCTGACGAGTAATCATGGCAAACACATCCGGCGCAGTAGGCTTTAACCTCGACCTCACCGAGTTGGTCGAGGAGGCGTTTGAACGCGCCGGTAGTGAACTACGCACTGGTTACGACCTGCGCACTGCGCGTCGTAGCCTCAACATCATGTTTGCTGATTGGGCAAACCGTGGCATCAACATGTGGACTATCGAGCCGGGGTCTATCACTCTGGTTCCCGGTCAAAACACATACGCCCTGCCAAACGACACGATTGACTTGCTTGAGCATTTGATTCGTACCAACGCAAACAACACGGCTAACCAAGCCGACCTGACAATCACTCGTATTAGCGTCTCTACATACGCTACGATACCCAATAAGCTCACTCAAGCCAGACCCATTCAAGTTTGGATTCAGCGTTATAACGGGCAGACTTCGCCTATAACTGCTACGCTGACTACAACCATCACATCTACATCAAACACTATTGTGTTGGATGATGTTACGGGTTTACCCGCATCTGGGTTTGTGAAAATTGGCGCAGAGATCATCAATTACGGGTACATCACCCAGAACACGAACGCTGTTAGCGGAACGCTATACAACTGTTTCCGTGGGCAACAAAACACGATTGCCGTGGGGCATAACGCAGGTGTTACTGTGTACTGGCAACAAGTGCCAGCCATCACGGTTTGGCCTACCCCTGACAACGCCCAAGAATACACATTTGTTTACTGGCGTCTGCGCCGTACCCAAGATGCTGGCGGCGGTGTGAACATCATGGACGTGCCATTTAGATTTATTCCTTGTATGGCGGCTGGGCTGTCATACTACATTGCTGGCAAAGTACCACAGGGTATGGAGCGGATTGGCATGTTGAAACAACAATACGACGAGGCTTGGGAACTTGCCGCGTATGAGGATCACGAGAAAGCAGCGTTGCGTTTGGTTCCTAGACAGACCTACATCGGGAGGTAGTCGTGGGTAATCGGTTTGCTTCTGGCAGATATGCGATTTCGGAATGTGACCGCTGTGGTCAGCGGTTCAAGTTGAAGGTTCTGAAGACTGAGATCATCAAGACCAAGAACTACAACTTGTTGGTGTGCCCAGAGTGCTGGGACCCAGATCAACCGCAGTTGCAGTTGGGTATGTGGCCTGTGGATGACCCACAAGCCTTGCGTAACCCCCGCCCTGACAGAAGTTACATAATTTCTGGAAACACTGGGTTGCAGACGAATGTGAATGGTGGTACTACACAAAGTGGTACTGGAACAAACGGAGGTGGTAGCCGAATCTTCCAATGGGGTTGGGCACCAGTAGGTGGCGCAAGTAGTTTTGATGCGTCATTAACGCCAAATAATTTGAATTTGGTCGTACAACTTGGTACAGTAACGGTTAGCGTAACTTAGGAGCTAAAAATGGCAAAGAGCGACAGCAAAGAAGACATGAAGATGGACATGGCGCAAGACAAGGCGATGATTAAAAAAGCCTTCAAGCAGCATGACAAGCAAGAACACAAGGGCGGTAAGGGTACTAAACTTACGCTCAAAAAAGGCGGGGTTACCAGCAAAGCTATGAAGGCTATGGGTCGTAACATGGCTCGTGTCGCAAACCAAAGGGGCAAGTAATGGCTACTTTTAGTAAAAAAATTATGGGCAAAGAAGTTGGTCCAGCCAGCACTTACGCCCAACCACACGATATGTCTGGTAAAGCTACAGGCTCAGACATCGGTTATAAGACTGACCCCAATAGCATGTCTGCTGTTGAGTCAACGCCCGGTGGTATGCCCGCTCGTCGCGTAAGCGGTGGTAACCCAGCTAATACGAATGTCAAAACCACTGGTATCAAAATCCGTGGTACTGGCGCGGCAACTAAAGGCGTGATGGCACGCGGACCAATGGCATGACATATAGCGAACTCATTACTGCGATTCAGACGTATACAGAAAATACGTTTCCGTCTACCACTTTGGCGGACGGTACTGTCGTGTCTTCAACTACCCAGTTGAATCGCTTTATTGAGCAGGCTGAACAGCGTATATACAACTCCGTTCAGTTCCCTTCGTTGCGTAAGAGTGTGCAAGGCAATGTGACATCTACTAATAAATATTTGTCTGCCCCTGATGATTTTTTATCCACCTACTCTTTAGCCGTAGTTGACGATACTGGCGCTTATGAGTATTTGCTAAACAAGGACGTCAACTTCATCCGTCAGGCATACCCTAACCCAACGACAGATGTTGGTATCCCTAAGTACTACGCGTTGTTTGGCCCGACGATTAACGGAGGCACTGTTACTAATGAGTTGTCTTTTATTGTTGGCCCAACCCCAGACTCGTCTTACACAGTAGAACTGCACTATTACTACTACCCAACTTCAATTTCTGTTGCTTCCGATGGGCACACATGGTTGGGTGATAACTTTGATACTGTTCTTCTGTATGGTTGTTTGGTGGAAGCCTACACATACATGAAGGGTGAGCAAGACATAATGATGTTCTACGACGCCAAGTACAAAGAAGCATTAGCCCTTGCTAAACGCCTTGGAGATGGTCTGGAGCGTAGCGATGCTTATCGTTCTGGGCAGTACCGTGAAGCCCCTCTTCCACAGAATACTGGAATTAGATAATGGCGTTCACGGGTAACTTCACCACTAACACGTTCAAGATAGGTTTGCTTGACGGTACGTTCAACTTCAACACAGGCACACCGCAGGTTTATAACATTGCGTTGTACACAAACGCCGCTACGCTAAACGCAGACACTACGGCTTATACAAGCATAGGTGAGACATCTGGCGGTAGCTATGCGGCTGGTGGTCAGGCATTAGCTATTTCTCAGATACCAACAATCGGTAATCAGACAGGTATTGCTACTGTCTATCTGTCTTTTACAAATGCCGCATGGACAGGCTCAATCACAGCACGNGGNGCANTGATTTACTTGGCTAACGGCACAACAAACCCCGCAGTATGCGTGCTTGACTTTGGTTCAGATAAAACCAGCACCAGTACATTCACCGTACAATTCCCAGCAGTCACTAACACGTCTGCAATCATCCGACTCTCTTAATAGGAGCAATCATGCAAAACGAACTTTCTAACTTTGGCGACCACGCAGTAGCAACGCTACAAGCAAACGCTTCTATCCCAGAGGGTATGGGTATTGACGGTTACTACCACGTAGAGTGCCGTGATGCACAAGGTAACCTCAAGTGGAACGAAGAGTTCCCCAACCTAGTTGTGGCTGTTGGTAAGCAGTTAATGCTCGATACTTTGCTACGTACTTCCGGTACTTACACCACCGTTGGCCCATTCTTAGGTTTGATTAACAACAACGTATCGTTTGCAGCCGCAGACACTATGACTTCTAAGTCATGGACTGAGTTGACTACCTACACCGTGGG